AGTTTTTATTTAAAGAATGGAGAAACAGTATATATGGCTGTACCTTTCAGTGAAGTATCTGATGGTGGTGATCCTGTATTACATGCTATTAGAAATGCAAGCACAGACGGAACTATAGAAGTCATTGCTTGGGGAGATATTTTCGGATTATGACAGAAACAAGAGTAATACCTAAGAAAGCAGACGAAGAAAGTTTTAATGAACTGCATTACCTTGTCACCCAAGAATTTTTACGTTTAATAAAATGTGGCGAAGCTAAGACAGCAGATCTAAAAGCCGCATGTGATTGGTTAAAAACTAACGACATCACAGGTGTTGCCCTTGAGGGTAGTCCCTTAGATAGGTTAGCATCAGTCATACCAAAAGTAGATCCATCTTTAGTTAAATCTAGATTATATGGCAAGAACCGGTCCGGCACTTAGCCCCAATCCCGGTAGGACAGCTAGGTTCTATCGACGAAATAAAAAGTCACGACTCAAGCATAGACGTGACAATAGGCGGATTAATAACACACCCGCTAAAAGGGCATACCGACGTGAGCTGATGCAGATACGTAGAAACCGTAGACCCGGCAAACAGACCGATATGTCTCATAGAGGAGGCAAGATAGTTGCTGAATCTCGTAAAACTAACCGTGGAAGAGGCGGATCTAAAAGACGTTAATGACACCATTACTACCAACACCTGATTACTATTTACACAATTTAATAACCATGACAAGTTCAGATTCTAAACGGCTCTGGAGAAGGGCTATCAAAGAGCACTTTAATTGTCAATGTGTTTATTGCGGAGAATTTCATGAATTACACAACCTTACAATCGACCATGTACGACCTAAATGCAAAGGTGGTACAGATACAACGGCGAATGTTGTACCCTCGTGTCGACGATGCAATCAGGACAAAGGTAGTAGAGAATGGCAAGACTGGATGAGGTCGACATTCGGTATTACAGATAGAGAACAAACTATTTTATCACATATAAAATGAACGCTTATATAAGAAATAGGCAAGAGAATAGACCAAAGTTTCCCGAAGACAGGAAGAAGTTTGGTACTGAGTTTCTGGATGATCTAGAAGAGTCTGCTGTTGGTAAGTTTTTTGATTTATCAGGAGAAAGGCAGGCTAAGATAGATGAACTAAATAGAAAAAGCCCTAATGCTTATGTCAGAGGGGTACAGCTTTTAAAAGATAAAACAGGAGAAGTTGTAGCTCCAGTGCTAAAACCAGTCGGAGCTGCACTAGGTAAAATAAGTGATGTTACACAGATAGATGAACGTATATCTACACCACTTACTTTTGTTGCAGCTGGAGCAGCAGCTAAAGGTATATCTAAAATTAAACCTAAACATTTAGGCATAAAACAAACTATTGAACCGTATACACCTCCTAAGTCAGTAGGTAAAGTACCACGCAAGATGGTTAACATAACTCAAGAAGTAGATGACATTATGAATATGAAACCTACAAGAGTACAAGAAATCGTTAACATAGCTAAGAAAAACAAAATTAGTTATAAAAAAGCTCAACAGTATGTAGATCTAAAAGAACAAGGTATTATACCTACAGAAACACTAAATCCGGGAACTAATGCCGGTCTGATCGAAGGAAACTTACCACTAAATGTTATACATGCTCGACTTATGAAAGGAGCTAAGGACAAAGGTGCTGGGGATATGAAGATGATAGATCTAGGATTACCTCAGTTTGGAAGTATTAGAAAAAAAGAGTCAGTTACTGATTACAGAAACAGACATTTTAACCAAGCTGGATTTAAAAAAGATGCAGATGGTAACTTTGTTTTTGACGATAGATTACTTAAAAAGAATGTAAAAGGTGAAGCTAGAAGATTAACTTCTCAGCTTGCACAAACAAAACCCGGTCAAACTGTTAAGTCATCGTTTGAAAGAACAAGAGAAAAAACTAAGCTTTCTTTTGTAGAAGAACTTGGTGGATATATGAAACTAACTGGATCTAAGCCAAACTTACATCACAGGTTTGCTGCTATGGTAGTTGCACCTGTATACCGTGGTCTTCCACTAGATGATACCCCGGGTAGTGAATGGATGGAACTTACACAAACATTTAATGAGTATGACATTTACCCCGGCTCACCTGTAACTGACCCTGATAGTTTAGGTGGTCCACAAAGTAATTTAACTCAAATTGTTACTAAAGGTTTTAATGAGCGAGTAGTATTACCTGACGGCACTGAAAAAGTTATTCGACGCCCTGCAGAACCACACGATATACTACATCATCAGTATTATAAAGAAATGGGTCTACAGGATGTTGATGAAGGTAAGGCTAGCTGGTTTGATAAAAGAATGTATAAAATTACTGGTAGTCGTGAAGGTAGAATGGAAGTTGCTAGAGAGTTAGCTGAGATAGTCAACGAAGGTGATCGTATTATAGATGAAGCTATGGCACAGATCAGAGCTTTGTTTGGTAATAGAGTTGATCCTAACTATATTGTTAAACTACTTACAGAACTTGCAGAAACCGGAAAATTAAAAATTACCGGAACAAAGTATAGACTTAAATCAGTTGAAAAGATTGTTGACATTGTTAAGCAAGAAGTACAAGCAAACTTACCGTTAGCTGATGAACAGGAAGTTTTAAACACTGTAGCACAGTATAAACTCGATTATGACCAAGAAATAGAAGCTATTGACTTATTACATAATATAGCAGATTATAACGAGTCTATGCGTGTTAGAGGTAAAAGACCTCCTAGTATTACACATAATCAGCACAAAAGAAACGTAGAAAGGTATATGCAACTTATACAAACAAAATTACCTTTCGATCTTCCTACACAAAAGACAAAGAAAGAAGGTCTACGTACATATACATATAAACGTGTAAAACCTGTACCAATCGACAAACAACTGGAGATAATATTCGCCGATGACTGATAATGAAATAATTAATAGTCTGAAGGACGACTTTAAGCTTTTCCTACAAGCATTGTGGGAAGAGCTAGGTCTCCCATCACCTACGAGGGCACAATATGCGATTGCAGACTACTTACAGTCCGGACCCAAGAGACTCCAGATTCAAGCTTTTCGAGGTGTTGGTAAATCTTGGATTACTGGTGCTTTTGTGTTATGGACACTCTTTAATGACCCAGAAAGAAAGATCATGATAATCTCTGCATCAAAAGAACGTGCAGATAACATGTCTATCTTTTTACAAAAACTCATTATAGACACACCTTGGTTGTCGTACTTACAGCCTAGATCTGATGAGAGCAGATGGTCTCGTATCAGCTTTGATGTAAACTGTACACCTCACCAAGCACCCTCTGTTAAATCAGTGGGTATCACAGGACAGCTGACTGGATCTCGTGCAGACCTCATCGTATTAGATGACGTCGAAGTACCGGGTAACAGTATGACGGAGTTAATGCGTGAAAAACTTTTACAACTATGTACCGAAGCTGAATCTATCCTTACGCCAAAAGACGATAGCCGTATTATGTATCTCGGGACTCCTCAGACTACTTTTACTGTTTATCGTAAGCTGGCAGAGCGGAATTATAAACCGTTGGTTTGGCCCAGCCGATACCCAAGACGTAAAAAGCTTAGTCAATACGAAGGACTCCTAGCACCACAGATACAAGAAGATCTGGATATGGGTGCAGAGGAGTGGGATGTTACAGATCCTGACAGATTCAGCGAAGAAGACCTCATAGAACGTGAAGCATCTATGGGTCGATCAAACTACATGCTTCAATTTCAACTAGACACAAGCTTAAGTGATGCAGAAAAGTTTCCCCTTAAAATGGCTGACCTTGTGGTTACTAGCGTCAATCCTACTTCTGCTCCTGATAACGTGGTCTGGTGTTCAGATCCAGCAAATGTTATAAAGGATGCACCAACCGTAGGACTGCCCGGAGACTACTTCTACAGCCCTATGAAGCTGCAAGGAGAATGGGGTCCATACGATGAGACCATATGCAGCGTAGACCCCTCTGGAAGGGGCTCAGACGAGACAGCAGCAGCGTTT